AGCAAACGCTTTCTACTAGAGAACGACACTTCTCTTGCTGCACAGAATATAAACTATGAGGCCGCCTACCATAACGGGGAGACCGGAGTCATGAGGTTTATTGTTCACCAAATCCAGCAAGCGGAGAGACTATGACAGAAGTAATAGAAGTAGAAGAAGTTAAAAAGAAAGGACGACCAAAGAAAGAAACCCCATCCGTCGAGGTAGTTTGCGACGAACGGGAATACTTGCAAGAGAAAGGCTTTAAGTTTGAATGGCTAGAGCTGCTTGCGGCACAGTATGGGTTTGATAAGTTCGAGTATCTTCATAAATTCAGGGCATTCAGATGTTACCGAGAAGACAAGCATTTAGATTGGATCGACGTTAACGATCTATCTTTGCTTAACGGCGGTAGAAGGCTCGATGAAATCCGGTTGAAGCATCAAACGGTCAGTCCTAAACGGGCTGTAATTCAATATGCGTGGAGATAACTATGAGTGAACAATCAGTAGAAAACGATGTTGCAGTAGAAGCACAGCCAGTTAGTTTAGTAGATGCTGCCCAACCAGAATTATCTGAGGGTGAATACTTCCTAACTGACGGGATCAAGGGAACCGGTGAGGCACCAGAATGGTACAAGTCTGACAGATACAAGTCAGTCGCCGATCAAGCCGCTGCTTATACTGAGTTAGAAAAGAAGTTTGGTGCGTTCAAGGGCGCTCCTAAAGACGGCTACTCAATGCCTGAAGGTATCGACCAAGAAGACGAGCTGATGCAAGAGCTAATGGGCTTTGCTGCTGAGACTAATATGTCCCAAGACTACTTTAACAAGGCGTGGGAATTGTTGTCTGCTCAATCAGAGGCCGTAGAAGAAGTATCTGCTGAAGTTGAGATTGCCAAGTTAGGCGACAACGCAACGGATCGTATCAAGACCGTAGAACAGTTTATGAAGAATAATCTGGACTCTGAGGTTTACGAGCAAGTTCGTTATGCTGTTAACTCCGCTGAATCCATCATGCTGGTAGAGGCACTAATCAAAAGTACGGCACCGCAAAAACTTCCTATCGACGGGCATGTTGTTCCTGGTGGAATTACTTGGCCTGACATCGAGAAAGAGATGTTCCGAAAGGACGATAACGGCAACCTTCTGAGGTCAGTAGACCCTAAGCATGATGAGAAGATTAAAGAAATGATGTATGCTTTTGGTGGTGACAAGCCGAATGTTCAGGTATTCGGTTAGTTGCTTTTATAAAGTAAAATGATATTATATGTCTGTCAGGGACTCCCATCGCGGATCTGACAGATTTGGGTTGAAGGCTGACCGATCTGTCGGGCACTCAGTCAAAACCTCATAACCAGCAAATGTTTCATGTGAAACACTTGTGTAGATTATTATAAATTTTGAGGATTAGACTAATGTCAAAACAATTATCTTCTGTTGCGGTAACAGAATTTGACAGCATGGTTAAGCATGCCTACCAGGGCATGGGCCTGTTGAAAGGTTCTGTAACTGTACGCAACAACGTCGTAGGTGATACCTACAAATTCCGTCGTCAAGGCAAGGGCCTTGCAAACCAGAAATCAACTTCAGATCTCGTAACTCCTATGGACGTAAGTCATGAGTTCAAGACTGCTACGTTGGCTAACTGGAATGCGCCTGAGTACACCGACATCTTTGACCAAGCTGATGTTAACTTCGATGAGAAACAAGAATTGGCAATGACTATTGCTGGCGCTTTGGGTCGTCGTTGTGACCAGTTGGTTATCGATGCTATGGATGCCTCGACTCCATTAACAACTACTGTACCTGCTGGCACTACAAACTTAACTATGGCTAAGGTAATCCAAGCCCAAGTTGAATTGCGTGACCAAGGTGTACCAAACACTGACCTGTTCGCAGTCATTGAAGCTGAAGGCTTAGGTGGTTTGTTGAACGATGAACTGGCAACGTCTTCGGACTATCAGAACATCAAGGCTCTAGTTTCTGGTGAGATCAATACCCTCGTAGGGTTTCGATTCAACATCATTGAAACTCGGACTGAAGGTGGTTTGACTGAAGCTGCCAACATCGTCGATTCATGGTTCTATCAGCGTCCTTCTGTTGGTTTGGCCGTTGGTATTGACATGAAAACTGAAATTAACTGGATCGCTGAACGTACCTCTTGGTTGAGTAATGGTATGTTGAAAGCTGGCGCTGTCGTTCGCGACGAAGGCGGCTTGGTTAAAGTTCAGTATGACAAAACTGCATAAGGAGAATTACTAATGGCATTTTTAAGAAGCGGTTTTTCTCGTATTGGCGGATCTGGTGACTCAGGTACGGTTTGGAAATATGCGTCTACGGACTCTATTGCAACCGCACTCGGAGCTAACTATTTCCTACCAGCGATTGGTGAAATAGCTGTAAACGACGTAGTTATGGTAAGTGATTCCGATGGGACTGCTGCTGTAACGATTTCGTTCTGCAAAGCTAATAATGGTTCTACGACCATTACAATGGCATCTGGAACCGCGTTAGGCGATTCCTAAGTTATCGGGGGTCTTCGGGCCCCCATTTCTTTTAGGTAACAATATGGCAACTAAAATTGGCGTAGTTAATGGTGCGTTAGTCTTGATCGGGGATACTCCAATCAATTCATTAATCGGCGGTTCTAGAGCCCAACAAGTTGCTAATACGTTGTATGACAGCGTTGTCCGGTCTGAGCTAACAAAGCACAGATGGGGATTTGCTAGAGTAAAAGCACAGCTATCGCTTACAACGGAAGTTCCAATCGATCAAGAATGGGACTCAATCTACCAGCTACCTTCAGATTTATTATTCCTAGTTAAGATATACCCAGGAATTAGATACCAGATTTATGGCGATAAAGTGTACGCCAACAATACAGGCCCACTTTACTGCGACTATATTTATAACGCTCCAGAATCAACATGGCCCCCGTACTTCACTCAGATGATTGAGTATGCGCTGGCTAAAGATTTTGCAACGAGCATCCGAGACAGTTCAGCATCACGACAAGAAATGTCTGCTGAGTATGTAAACGCTTCTAGGATGGCCCGATATACAGACTCCCAGCAATATCCAATGACACCTATCACGAGCAACCCTTTTGTTAACGTGAGGTTCTAGTGGCCAAATCTCGCTTTATCCAAAATAACTTTGTTAGTGGAGAGTTATCTCCATTTATGCGAGGCCGTACTGATATTAATCAGTATTACCAAGGGTTACAGACAGCTAACAACGTCGTTCTAGTCCCACAGGGCGGTGTCAAACGTCGTCCTGGGACTGAACATATTGATACTGTTCTGAATAAACTAGAGCGTCTAACGGCTCAAAATCCAGCTATGCCCAATGGCGGTACTGGATCAGTCGCTAACGATGGCAATGACGCTACTACTACGGCAACAACTGTAGCAATAGGAACAACAAATCCATACATTGTTGCGTACTACGACCGTACTGCAACGCCTGTACTAAAAACTACGGCAGTATTTGCAGACCTAAGACAAATTAGCCTGTCTAGCGGATCATCTACTGAGTTTGTTATACAGGACTCTCCTGACGCAATTGCATGGACTACCGTTAGCACTGTTCCACTACTCGGGACGAATCCACAAGACTTTAGAATTCCCATTGGATCAGCAAAAAGATATGTCAGATTAATTAGACTTGGCGCTACTGATCTAGGTGCTGCTACAGTCACATTGGCTGATTTTAATTTGATTACCCAGACCACTACGGCTGGAGATCCATCAGAATCTAAGCTGCTAAACTTTAGCTTAACGACTGATCGAAACTATTTGTTATCGGTTACTGACGGGAATATCAGGATTTTTAAGAATCCAGGAAACTATGTTGCCGACGTTAAGGTTCCGTACACTGCTGCTCAAGTAGCAACAATCAGGGATACGCAAACTGAAAGTGTCATGTTGCTGTTCCAAGAAGACGTGCCGCCACAACGATTGATTAACTTGGGTACGGATGCAGATTGGTTCTTGGATGAAGTGCCATTTACCAACGTGCCTATGTTTGACTTTGATGATGATCTGAGTCCTACTCCAGTTAATGAAATACAGGTAATGACGCTGACTCATGGATCTGGGCATAACTGGGAGCTTGGAGATCAATTCCAGATAGATGTTGAAAGTGTATTGTCAAAAAATATTACTTTTGCAGGAGATAACACTGCTGCTGAACAAAGTTCTACTGTATTTAACATCCAGAAAAACCTACAAGAAATGCCTACGTTTGGAGAGACAGGCGTAGCAGTAGCTAGAACAGGGACAAGACAGTACACCATAACGATTAGCGGAGAGTCTACTAAGGACTTTGAATTATTTTCTGGTTTCCCTACTTCTGGTAATCAGGATAACACGCTCGTATTTACTCAGACTCAAGTAGGATCGCCTAGAAAAGAACCCGTATGGTCTGCTACTCGTGGCTATCCCAAGACTGCATGTTTCTTCGAGGGCCGGTTAGTCCTTGGCGGCACTAAGTCTAAGACTGCATCAGTATTCTTTTCTAAGTCTGGGTCATTCTTTGACTTTGAAATTGACGACGGTGCTGACGATGAAGGGATCTTTGCCACCATCTCATCTCGCAAGCTAAACGAAATCATCGATGTTTATCCTGGCAGAAACCTACAGATATTCACGTCTGGGGCTGAGTTCTCTGTTACCAGCAAGCCTGTTACACCTACAAGCGTAGGGATAGCGCCGCAAACAAATCATGGTGCTGCGTATGTAGAGGTCGTAGACGTAGACGGATCTACCATATTCGTGGATAGGAATGGCAAGACTATTTACGATTTTGTCTATTCGTTTAACGAAGATGCTTATGTTGCCCATGACAGGTCGGTACTATCGTCTCAATTAATTAAACAGCCTACAGATATGGCTATGTTGTCTGGTACGACTAGCGAGGATGCTAATTGGTTATTCATAACGAACACTGACGGTACTGTTACAGTCCTTAATACGCTGCGAGCACAAGACATTAACGGGTTTACCCGATGGGAAACTGCGTCTACAACGTATCCTACTGCTATTTCTGAGCCTGGAGTTATCACTAATGCCACGGTAGTAGACGATCAGTTATACATGATTGTTAAACGGAAAGTAGACGCTCATAACACAACTGAATACCACGTTGAACGCTGGTCATTCGATCATTTAATGGACGATTCAACCATATTCAATCCTGGGCCAACGGACACTATTATTTCTGGCCTTGGCTATCTAAATGGGTTAACTGTTCAGATCGTAGCGGACGGAATTGTTCTGACAGAAAGAACCGTCAGTGGTGGTCAAATCACTTTAACGTCTGAAGAAACAGGCTATACCAATGTAGAAGTAGGGCTTAACTTCCCAGTAGAAATTAAGGGTATGCCGCTAAATACGAATATCGGCAGTGGTGAGAACCAGATGCGGATTAAACGTATTGTCCGCATGAACATCAGGGTCTACGAGTCCTATGGGTATTATGTAGACGGCGAACCAATGCCAATTAGAGCGTTTGATTATGCTTTAAGCTCACCGTTAAACACGTCACCTAACGCTAAAACTGGCATAATAGATGACGTACTAAACAATATAGGTTGGACTAGAGACGAGATGCCATCGATAACGGCACCAGACCCTACTCCTGTATTTATACAGATGATTGAATACGAGGTTGAATCATCGTGAACGTAGCGTTACAGAGCAATATTTACAATATTCAGGACTTAATGCTGTCCATGCCACAGGCTGAGACTGAGACTAGGCACCATTTTGCCGATGGGATCTATGCTCGTGAGTTATTCATCCCTGCTGGAGTATGTCTGGTAGGCGCATTACACAAGACCAACCACCTATTTACGGTGTCTCAGGGCGAATGTGTAGCGGTAACACACGAAGGACGAGAAGAAATTAAGGCTCCATACATGGGGCAGACTCAAGCAGGTATGAAAAGAGTAATATACGCAATTACTGATACGGTGTGGACAACCTTCCACGTTACCGAGGAAACAGATGTGGATAAGATAGCAGAGCAAATTATCGAATTGGAGGCAATCTAATGGCTTGGGTAATTACCGCAGCAGTAATTGGCGGCACCGTTGGTGGAGTAGCAGTTGGTGGCGGTGCGGCAATAGCTGTTGGTGCTACATTGGGATTAACAACCGGCCTTTCTGCCAGAGGTCAATACATCTCTGGAAAGACTCAAGAAATTGAGCTTAAACGTCAAGCTGAAGAAGAACGTTTAGCTGCTCAAAGCCGTGAATTGCAACGTCGAGAAGAATTGAATCGAGCACTTGCTGCTAATGTGGTAGGTCAAGCTATGTCTGGGATCTCTGGAGAAGGTACTCCAGCTAGCATTTCATTAGCTAGCGCCAAGAAAGCAAGCCTTAGCGAAGGTACTATCGGCTTATCTGATAAATTAAAACAGGCTCAATTACGAAGACAAGCTTCATCCGCACGTCAAGCTGGATACTTACAGGCTGGATCTACATTGTTAGGCGGTGTTATGCAGGGAATATCATTGGCTGGCGGCGGAAAATCTGGTGGGGAAACATAATGGCCCAGAAGCCTATTGGATATTACGGAGAGTTCAGACCCACGGGAGTAGATACATCTGCTGCGCGTAGGTTTGAGGCGCTTGCTGGTCTAGCGGGACAAGTAGGCGATATTGCTGCTGCATTTGGCAAAAAGAAAGTTGCAGAACAGGCATTCTTAAAAGAAAAAAACGATATAGCTGCTGCTGAAAAAGCGGCAAAACTTGCTGGTAATGCGTCAGCTATTAGTGCTACTCCGTTAGAGTTAAGAGAGTACGATGATGTTAAAACTTACGAGGAAGATAGGGTTTTTAACGCTACTGCTGAAGCTGCATTCACTGCTGGAATTCAAAACGAAATAACTGGCATAGTATCAAGAGCCGAGGCCGCAAACCCAGAAGACATTGAAGGGTATAGAAACCTAACGTCAAGCGGTATGAACGGCTTGCTTAGTGTTGCTCCAGAAGAAATGAAACCAGCTTTTGAAAGCTATTTTTCACAGTTAAATCAAACTTCTGCATCTAGGATTTGGAAAGCTCAACAGAAGAAACAGAACGATATTGATTCGGCAACAATTCAAACGGCATTAGTCGATCAATCTGTAAATCTTGTCAATCTTGCAAGAAGTAACGATGCAGAACAATTGCGTAATGCAGCGTTAGTTTGGGTTGAAACAGGCAAACAAGGAGTTGCTAAAGGTTTAGTTGATAGCGGCAAATTTGCTACTCAAACAACAGAACTCAGAGATCGATTAGCAACGCAATCTGCCCTTGGGAGATTTGATTCAATAATCAGAAATGAAGATCAAACAGTAGAGCAAAGGATTGAATCTGGTCAAAACGTAATTGATCAAATTAATAAAAGAGATACGTTTCAGGTAGAAGACCCGTTTGATCCTGAAAAGATGATTACGCTAGATGCTGATGAAAAAGATGCTCTTGTAAAAGATCTAGAAAGCGAACTAAAAGACTTTGAATCTGAAGAAATCAAGAAGGTTGAATCAGAGATTCAAGACAGCAGATTTACGCAAATTTCTAACTATTCCTCTGCAATGGAAACAGTTCAAGATGTTTCAATAAGCGATAATAATAAATTATTTGCTATTGCTGAATCAGAAATGAAAGGAAACATTGGGCGAGAAGAAGCCGTATTGCTTAGAAGGTACGTTACGTCAGCTAAAGCCCTCAATGCTGTTACAAATTCTGAAGTCATGGGGGATATTGTAGCTAGAGCATACGATCTAAATGCCGATTTTGACATGGATGCTAACTCAAATAACTACTTGCAAGGCGTAAACAATCTTAGAGAAGACATATTGATTGCCAGATCAAAGGGCGATCTAACTTCTGACGATGAATTAAAGTTAAACAATCAACTAAAAACCCTGACTGCTGCAAAAATTGCAGGAGCAACATCAGAAATTGCTCAGGCTAATTCAAAAGCAGACCGAACAATCAAAGAATCATTGCAACCGGATTTATGGGGTGTTGCTAGACGAGACTTATTAGACGCTGTTCGTTTAAAAAAGCAAGAAATTGAAGACGAAGGCCGCGCAGTAAATAAGCGGGACGAAATAAATTTATGGGCAGAACTGGCTCCAAGCGTAGTATCCAGAATACAAGAAAAAAGACGTGGAGAATCAATAGAAAGAGTTAACAGAATTCTTGCAATTCCCACGGTTACTACTCAAGCGGAATTTGATGCGTTACCTGCTGGCGCTAAATTTATTGAAAATGGCGTACAATATGAGAAGCCTTAATGCCTAGTCAATTTGGCGGAATACCAGTAGAAGAACCTAAAGAGGCTCAACAAAGTTCATTTGGTGGTGTGTCATTAGATGTATCTGAGCCTGTGCAAGTCAACATTCCAGAGGCTAATTCTTTAGCGCTGGGAAATACAATCAAGCCTGATACAAAAGATCCAGAAGGCGTAGAGCTATTAGATGAGGCTGACGCTCAACGGCAACAAATGATTGCCTTAGCATCGACTAGGTTTCCGCCTGATGTAGTAGAAGGATGGAAAAACAATCCAATTGGTTTTGGTGAGACTGGTGATTTTTTAACTTGGTCTCAAGTCTTACCTGGAGGCGGCATTGCCCAAGGCGTAGAAGCATTAAATATCCTTTCTGTTTCAAAAAAAGTAGAAGCTGGAGAAGAATTAACCACTTCAGAACAGTCTACATTAGACGAATTTGTTAACAAGCAAATAGAAATGTCCGTAAGAGGCATGACTTATGGTGGTGAATTTCGGTACTACGGATCTCAAATGCCAGCGTTCATGCTTGAATTTGCTGCATCTGGAGGCCCAGGAAAGGCCGTTCAAACTGCGACTGTACAAGCAATAACAAAGGGTGTTGCCAAAAGTGCATTGCAACAAGCTACTGCAAAACAAGTTGGACGAGTAGCAAGAGTAGCTACACAGTCAGGTCTTATGGTTCCAATGGGAATTGCTAATTATGGCGAGCAAAGACTTGGGCCTTGGATGGTTACTGATAAAGGCCAGTTGATTTTTACGGAATCTAAAGATACTCCTGCCCTGAGTGCATTAAAGGCTTATGCTCATGTTAGCGCAGAAGTGGCTAGTGAATTGTCTGGCGCCACTATCGCTAAGTACGCAATCAATCCTGTTACTAAACGGTTAAAAACACCGCTAATCAATGGGATTAACAATCTGCCAGAAGGTTTAAAGCTGGGATTGTTTGAGGCATACAAGAAAATTAAGCCTAACGCCACCATATCTAAAGCGTTTACCGCTGGTGGGTGGAACGGAATGCTGGCGGAGCTAGGCGAAGAACGTGTTGCCGATGTGTTGAGAGAAACAACTAACATTGTACTGGAAGAAGGCTATACGTTTGACCAAGTGTTAGATGGGATTACACCTACAAAAGACCAATTATTGCTAGAGGCTGGTCTAATTTCTGCATTGGGCGGCGTTAAAGCTGTATCAAATATTGCTACTAATTTGCTTATTCAAAAAGGTTTTACTAGAAAGGAAGCAGAAGAAACTGTCAGTAACATGGCAATGACTGAGCAAGAAGCATTTGTTGAAGGTCAATTGCAACTAGAGTCTGCGGTAGTAGAAACAGAACGAGAAGCTGCTACTGGTAAAATTCCTACTAGCGTTCAATCCGCAATACTAGAGTCTTATGACCAGTTAAAGGAAGGCGACATAACTGAAGTCTACAAGGCAAAAGAAGAAAGCCTAAAGAAGTTGGGTAAGGCCAGAACTAATGCGTCTAGGGCCAATACTCCGTTGGCAAAACTTATAGCGTTTGTAAATCAAACTACTGTTCAAACTGCTGCTGGTGAAAGCAAAGACAATACCAAGTCTGGGATCAACATTGATTCCTATGTGATGGAAACTGGCGCTGAAAAGTCAGAATTAAGATCAACCAATAAGAAGCTAGGCTACACGTTATTCCGAGCTGAAGGTGGAATGTTAATTGACCAGATAGTCGAAAGTCTGCCGCAAACTGAATACTGGGGGCCTGAGTCAAGTTTAGCTGACGTAATAGAAGTTATTGACCAGATTGTAGCAAACCCAAAGCTGCCAGCTTATAACGAAAAACAAGCTGACTTGGACATTATTGAAAAAGAAATCGAGGTTCTTGAGCAGACTAAAAACGAAGAACTTGAAGACTACTATAAGAATTTACAGACTCGTCAAGAAGTCGAAACTGCGGAACTAGAAAGGATTAGCCTAGATGAGCTTGAAGCAAGTTTAGAGCAAGAATACCCAACTATTAGCTTGGAAGAATTTGATGCTTCCATGAAGTTAATGGAAGATTATATTGCGTTACAAGAGTCTCTAGTAGAATCGTTTGACAACCCTATTTTAGAATCTCAAACAGATGCAGGATTAGAGTCAGAAGGGTTAAACATAGACCCTAATGAAAGCATCTTTAATGATTTTTACTATACATGGTTTGACAGATTTGGCGCGTTAGTAGATTTATCTAGGGAAGCTGTTAAACGGGGCGCTACGTTAGCAGACGGGCAAACTACGGATTACTTGATTCGTCAATATTATTCTGTTGCTGGACTAGCCAAGCAAATACTAACGGTCAACACCAACACTATAAATCCAGACGGTCAGATAGAGATTACAGGCAGGGGTTTGCGTTCTATCTTGGATGATTTTGACAATCTTATTATTCGGCTGGAACCTAATAAGAATCAACGCA